GTATAGCTTCAATTTCTTGTAACTGGTTAAACCTATGTTCAACGATACCGGGCATTTCTGCCGCGGCTCGTTCAACATTGCCTTTTAACTTTACTTCAACTCGAGCATCAATTAACTCTTTTTCAAAGTAAGCAATAGCATCAGGTATTTTACTAATGTCACGTGATATTTCACTATACCAACCCATTACCAGTCCTCGTTTTCTTCGTCATCCCAGTCGTCATCGTCGTCAACATCGAGATAGTAGTTAATCGCATCATCTAACACTCCGCAATTGCCTAATGATTCCCGAAAGGTTATATCTGATGTTCCATGATCGGCGCACAAGTCGATGTACTTCTCAGCTACAACTTCTAAATGCTTTTTGTCTATACTCTCTTTAAAACATAACCAAATATCTACTACTTGACTCTCTTCCATACTTTACTCCTCGATAAGTTCGTGTACGTCACCGTGTCCGTCAACTAATTCTTCTGTAACGGTTTCTGCATCATCCGAGGTATTTACCACTGACGCTTCTTTTACCAAGTAATCTGACATAACTTTATCGAGGTTTGTACCAATCCACTTTTTACGATAGTCAAGGATTTCTTCACCATCAAGTGTAGTGTACGCAAGTCTGTTTCCTTGCTTTTTAATAATGTCTTTTGCTTCAAACAATTCAAGCAAGCCACTATACGGATTCATACCAGTTTCGTATGGAATCTTAACTTGTACACCTTCAAAAGGTTTAGCGTAACGAGTCTTCATAACCTTACAGCCAGCTCGGATACCCATAACTTGACTGATCTTGTTACCATCTTCGTCTTCTTTTAGTTTTAGTTTCTTCATTGCTACAACAATACTTGATGCATAAATGAAGCCTTGTCCACCACTGATCTTGTCATCTGGATCAAACATATCTTGTGATGCGTATGTGTGATTAGTACATACAAGTCCTACATTATGTGAGCCAATCATGTTAACTGTGTTACGAACAAGTGAAGTCAATGCCTTAGGCTTACGACCCATATCACCTTTCATATCACCCTTGTTAAACTGATCAACATCTGTAGGTGTTAACAACATACCTAAACTATCAATAACAAACAACACCTTAGGACGGTCTTCTTCGTTCATTGCTTTGTAGTCTGTCATAAACGTACTAATAGTCTTAGCAACGTCATCAATCATTGACATGTTAAGTTTAAGTAGTTTGTCTTCTGCTGTGTCTACATCTAATGCATGTAGCCACGATTCGTCAAGTGCGTTCTCTGAGTCAATAAGAACTACAAAGATGCCTTGTTGTTGTGCTTCCTTTACAATGTTGCCTGCACAGATATAACTTTTACCTGCACCAGACTCTCCTGCAAACACAGTTACCTTACCCATTGGCACACCTTTATTAAAGTCGCCACTAATAAGATAGTTGAGTGCATAGTTACCTGTACTAATCCAATCAGTCGGATCGTTAAATCCTGCACTCATGCCTGAAATAGATTTTGTTAGTGCCGTCCGAAACTTAGTCGGATCGAATGCCTTGTTAGCCATATTTTCTCCTATCTAAAAAGCGTGACAGCTATTAACTTTTGAAGTTTTGACAGGTAAACCGTGAATCTCTACTTCGGTTTCGCCAATAGCTGTCATATTGTTTTACTGTCCTTGACGTGCTCTGATCATTGCAAGAATGTCATTTGCATCACCGCCAGTTGCAGGTGCCGCTTCAGCCGCTGGTGCCGCTGGTGCTGTTTCTGCTACAGGAGCCGCTGGTGCCGCTTCTGGTGCTGGAGTTGGTTCTGCCGGAGCAGTTGCAGTTGGTGCCGCTGGAGCAGGTGCTTTGTTAGGATCACCTGTTGCTTGTGACATCCCTGCTGGACGGAAGTAGTTGCTCCAACGATCTGGATCATATACTTCGCCATCTACAGATGCTTCAAACATCTCCTGCATTACTTTAATTGCAGTTTCGTCTGGCTTCTTTGGAAGGAAGTCATTTAGGTTAAACAAACCATGTGTGTTGATTGCTGACATTTCTTCATCACTTAATGGACGCTCTCTACGAGCCCAGTTTGATGTTGAATAGTCTGCGTAACCGCCTTTACTTGTTTTGTTAAGACGGAAGTCTACACCAGCAGTATAATCTGTTGGTAGTTCTTCCATGTCTGGATCCATAAGCGCCTGCTTAATGATCTGGAAGATTTGTGGACCAATAATAAAGCGTCTGATTGGATTCTCAGGTGCTTGATCATCGGCAAGTGGGTTTTCCGTTACAAAACCTTGGAATACGTATGAACGCTTCTTCCAATATTTACGACCCATATCTTCTAATGATGGATCTTTAAACCAACCACGTACTTCTTGTAAAATTGAACAGCTATCGCCGTACATTTCCATACAAGGTACTTGTACTTGTACTGGACGAGAACCTGTGTCCCCTTTTACTCCACTAAATGGAAGTTTGATCATCAAACGTTCTTTCCAAAAGAAAGTATTGTCTGCGTCTCCATCAGGAAGGAATCTCAGAGTTGAACTCTGTCCTTCTTGCATATTCCAAAATGGGTAAATTGGATTGGGTCCTTGTGGACCTCTGTTTCCGCCAGTGTTGGCTTCTTGTTCCTTGAGCTTTGCTCGGATTTCTGCTAATGATGCCATAGTTTGTGCCTCCTATATGTTATGCCTATGTGCTTTGTGCCTTATTTGTTTGTAGCACAGTATATATAATACTATCGTTTACAAACATTGTCAAGTCTTTTTTTAAAGAAAAGACAAAAAAACTTAAAGGAGTTAGATGATTATCTTAAACCAGCTAACTCTCTCATTCTGTCAAACTCTGTATCGACTTCCATTTGCTGTGGTTGTGTACGCATTTGGATTTCTTCGTACGTTGCTTGTATTTGTTCTATAAATGCCTTTGCAGGTTCTATGAACCGCTCGCCATAATCTTTTTCTACCATTGTAAGAACTGCTGTTTCGCCTTTTGGAAATGCGCCTTGTTCTCTATCAAAGTAACTTAGTATGAACTCGCCTAATGGTGTCTTTTGTTCTTTTTCGTCCATTTCGACATCATCTTTAATCTTTACACAGTTGTCTACAGTCTTGCCACCTTTTTTCTTGGTGCCCATACGCTTGTAGCCTTTCCAGCATACTTTGCCGTCTACGCCTTTTTGCTTTTCTTCTGGTAATGTTGTGTAACTTGGGTTGCCGCACTCTGAACATACTGATTCATTTTCGGCTTGTTTTTCTTTGTAGTCCACTTGAGCATAATTAAGTGCAGATTCGTGATCATCACCTCCGGGTGCAACCATCATTGTTGCAAACTCAGAATCAACTTTATGAGTTGCAAACCTTGGATCTGATTCATCAGTTTCACCTCTTAATGATTTAGGATCTACTTCACCATTTACAACCGTATATAATAGTTGACCGTATGCTGGTTCACCGTCATCACCTATGAATTCAAATCCGGTTTCGTGTTCTTCTTCTTCACCGGCTTCTGAAAACTGACCCATCATTTTTTCAAATGCTGTTTCTATTTGAATTTCTTCTGGAGTCTTTTCAGCTTTACTATACTTGTCTTTTAGTCGGCCTAATTCTTCTTGACTTGCACCTTCGCGTCCTGCCTGTGCGGCTTTTTTCATATATTCTGCGCCGTGCTTCTTTTTGCCTGCGTAAGCCATTAGTGCTGATTCATCTACTAAATCATCCGGACCTAATTCTGTTGCTTTTGTTGCTTCACTTACTAACTTATAGATATATGGAAATACATCTTTTAATTCTTCGTTAAACTGTCTTACAGTAAGTTGATCAATCCAATTTTCAGCAACGTCACTTGGCACATCTTCAAGAACTGGGGATTCAAATGATGAAAATGCCTCTGTGTAGTTTTTCTTTTTTTGTAAACTTTCTATTGTTTTCTTTACCGTTTTAATACGGCCTTTTACAACGTCTGTATATTCTGCAAGGCTTTCTGCCATTACTGCTGAACGACCCATGTAAGAAGTAAACTTTTTAAGTTTAGAAAGTTCTTCAGATAGGCTTGTAATATGTTTACCAAAGTCATCGTAAGGTTTACCGCCTTCTGCTACATGACGTGCCATTGCTCTTGCACCATTCAAATGTTTGTATGGATACTTAAAGCGTTCTCCGTCATTGCTTTCAATGTAAATAGAACCAATCTTTTGTGTTCTATTGTTTAATTCTTGATTAATATTTTCTGTATGTTTTACTACAATACGTGCTTCATCAACATTTTGATAGCTTACACGAGATGTGCCATACATCTTAGATTCGTTCATGTTATCGTCCCCAGACTGCTTTGCTAAAAATTTGTAATCTCTTTTAGTTAAATTGGATTTGTTAATGTCTCTTACGTCAAATTCTAACATTCTTTTTTTGGCAAATTGACGTAATTCTTTAAGAAAGTTATACCAATTCTTTTGTGTAAATGAATCTTCTGCTGTAATAAAGTCTTTTGAAAATATTACAGTTAGTTTATCTTCTTCATTTATACTTACACTAACTTTTCCTAATTCTTTTTTTCCTTCGGTATATGCAAAATCAAAAAATCTTGCATTGTCAGGTGTATTTGTGACAGTGCCGCTTTCGTCGCCGATTGTAATTTGGTCAAATCTGCCACGTAGTTTATTAAATAAATCTGTGCTTATCTTTTGTATATTCTGCATATTAGTATTTATCAATAGTTACTGCTAATGAAGATAGGCATAGGTGCTTCGTAATCTTCTATATCTTCTGCTTGATTGAATGTATTATACACTCTCGGATCCCAATCTTTAAGCACTTCCATCATACGCAAGGATAATAATGTAGCACTTATTAAATCATCTGTTGCACCAGATTTTGCTTGATAACTTGATCCGGTTGCAATAAAGTTTTTAAGCTCACCTATAAGAACTTTTGATTTGATAGACATTTTATCATTTTCTACCATTGTTTTTAATCTACTACATGCTGTAACTTTTGTACTATGTGTAGTGTTAAAGCCTTTTCTAAATTTACGCACATGTCCTTTGCGTATAGGTTCACTTACAAATAATCCCGGTATGTTTTCTTCGCCAAAGTCTTGTATAACAATTAGTGCCGCTTCACCTAATCCATTATTTTCTACACTCCAGTATATACCAGCAGGATGATTTGTTTCCTGTTCTATATACTTACATATGTCAGCAAGTATTCTAATTTGTCCTGGTATAGCTGTTTGATTGTGTCGCCATTCTGCTACTTGTTCGTATGTAGGCAATTCAAATACTTGTATTGCACTATAATCGCCTCCTGTACCCATTGAGGGATCAAGCGATACACAATATGTATATTGACTTGTAGGTTTTTTATACCAACGTGTTTGACCCATATTCAATAAAGGTGTTGATCCTTCCATAGCGGCTAACTTAATACTATTAATAAGTGTTTCGTCAAATACAAGAAATTCACAACCGTATTCACGTCTAAACTTCTCTTCACCAATACGTCCTATTTCGTCTGCTTTCCATTTGTCATCCCTATCAGGATGCTCATGCCATTCTGCTATAAAACTATGAAAGCCGTTTATACCAACATCTTGTTCATTTCCGTTAGCATCAAATTTATCTTCTGCTTGCTTCCATATAGTAGCAAATGTATCTTCGTCTGAGTTAGGTGTGCTTGTAATAATAGCACGACCACCTGTAGCAAGTGTAGGTGATATCGAAGTCCAAAATTCTTCGGCAATGTTAGGCATCACAAATGCAAACTCATCACAGTATAGTAATGATATAGACATACCACGCCCTGTGTTGCCTGTTGTAGTTTGTGAAGCAATACGTGATCCATTCTCAAACTCTATACTACCTTTGTTGTATGATGTTACACCTGCTCTAATATGATCAGGACACATTTCATATACGTATCTAATACGTTGCATAATCTCTTGCGCACCAGTGTACTTGTGTGCCGCAATTAGTATAGTTTGATCTGGGTTGAACATTGCATACCAAGTTAAGTATATTGCCGCACAGGTAGTTTTACCTGTTTGCCTTGGCATCATGTTTATATTAAATCTATATTTGTGATAACTTTCCATTAACCCTAACTGGTATGTGAAAGGATCAAATAATAGTTTGCCTTGTACAGGGTGTTGAATGTACGCAAACTTCTTTGCAAAATACAGATAGCCTAATTCAGGATCCATGCAAAATTGCAGATCCTGTATTTGTTCTTCTGTAAATGTTTCTCTGGTGTTGGCTTTTTTAGTTAATACGCCATCTAAACTTTTGCTCATGTACGTATTTAACCGCGCACTTCAATGTGTGTTATTGAGTGTGGTCCATATCATACTGACGCATAGTAGTACGAGTAGTAAATGTATTAGCAGGAGCATCGTCTGGACCAAGGATCCATTCGTTCCATACTTTAATTACACGCTCTAAGTCTACATCTGGCTGTGGAGCAAGTTGCTCTTCTATTTTTAGAAAACCATCTTTCATAATAACGCCGCCGCCAGCTTCGCGCTCTTGTTTTAAAATGTGTGCAATTTCTTCATCAGTCATTATAACTTCCTTTTAGCTACATCCGCAACTTGAACAAGCCATTAACTTCTTTTTACCAGCTTTGCCGCATTTTGGACAATCACTTTCTTCAATGCTTTCTTTTTCGCCTTTGCCTTTGTTAATAGCTTTTGCAACTTTTTCTCTGCGGTTTTTTAGATAATCATCTGTCTTATCTTTTTTACCATCGTTGTTTACGTCATCATCTTCTTTACCTACAGGATCCATTTTTTCTGCAAGTGCTTTAAACAAGCGTTCTCTAATGCTGTTAACTTCTTCTGTATTAATTGGATTGTCGCCGCCTGCTGTAGCTTTGTAAGACTTTTTCTTTCTGTTTAGATCGTTACCATCTGGAATTACATCATCTAAAGTTCCATACTGTGGATCAGGTTCGTTTGCATAATCTTCTTTATAGTCGTTGTCGTAACCTTCGCCTATTCCGTAGTCTGCTTCGATTTGATCCCACATTTTTTGTTCTATATCATCGTGGTCGTCATCTGGGTGTAGTCCATTTTCACGTGCTACATCATCGTACATATCTTGTAGATATTTTTGTATTTCTGGACCCATTACACCTTTGCTTAGTGCTTTATATAGCAACTCTCCACTATCGTCAGCGGCAATCTTTTCCATTGCTTGAATGAGCTCATCTTTCATTCCGCCTTCGTCGACATCGATATCTTCGTGACCGGCGCAACTTGAATTTCCTAAATGTACTTTACCACATTTTTTACATGGTTCTTTTTGTATGCCTGGCTTAAGATCGTTCATATCGTCTGGACCATCCATGTCCATTGGCAAATCAAGCATGTCCATATCTTTTGGTGTAGGCAAACTTATAGGCATGTCTGTAGGTTCAATTTCTTTTGCTCCTCCAACGCCTGCATTTTTCATCATGTCAATTAGGTCAGCTACATGATCTTTACCACGTGCATTAATTGACACGTTCATTGATACCGGACTGCCATCATCTTTGGGTGGCATCGATGTAGGCATTGTAGGCATAGGTCCTTCGTCAACCATTGGTCCACATTCTTCTACTGCTTGAATTGACTCTAAAATAGTTTTCATGTCGTTTACATTACCCTTGCCTGCGGCTGGTTTTTCACCGGCTGCGGCTTGATCCATGTTTTCTAATATTTTTTTCATATCCATAATATCAGCCTCCTATAACCGATTTTGTATTTTCGACCATATCGATATCTTTTGAATCGCCTATTGGAGCACTGTCTGCAATGTCAATGTCTCTCTCACCACGTGCTTTCTCCAGCTCTTTGAGTAATTCCATTACTCTGCTTTCGCCTGCCATTGGTTGGCCGTCTTCTGATACCATCTCTTCGGTATTGAGTAACGACTCGTATGGTTCATTATCTTTTATTTCTTGGTATTCTTCTCTTGGATCGTTTATATTTCTAACGATAACGTATGCTTGATCAATAGTACAGCACTCGCCTATATATGCTTGTAACACTTGCGGAGTTGTAGGATATACTACATCAGCTTCCCAATATGTTACTTCCATGTTTTTTAATTGTGGAAAATCCAAAGGTCTTTCTTGTATAGGAGTCTTTTTGCCTGCTGATATATTTTCTAAAGCAAACTTTTTTAATGATTGTTCTAACTTATCTTCAAAATTCTCAGGAAGTTCTCCTGCTACACCAATATGAAATTGGTATATTTTTTTGGATTCAGTAAGTATGTCAGTAAATTTTCTCATATGATTGTTCCTATACTGTATTATTTATCTTTATCAAGACCTTTTAGCTTCTCTAATAGACTATTTCTATCAGTAACAACATATCCTTGACCTTCTATCATAGAGTCACTACCGTCACTATTGTCCTTGTCCATCTTCTCTTTTTTAAGTTGAAGCTCAATCATTTTTAATTTTTTATCAAGTTTAGCTGTTTTAGCATCAAGTGATGTTTTTAGCATGCCGCCAGCAACTTCAAATACTCTACTTGCATAACGTGATTCTACGTTCATACCAAGATCCATTAAATCATCATATGCACTCATTGCTTTAGATGCAACTTCATTTAATTCGTTGTCTGCTAATTCGCCTAAGCCTTTAACAGCGGGCAATGCCGCAGTTATTTTATCAAACTCTGCTATATCACGGAATGTTTCTTCACGTTCTATTTCGTGTTTTGTTTGTTCTACTTCTTGTGCTTCAGCTTCTTCTATCATTTTTTTAGAATCAGGTAAGTCAAGTAGATCTTCTAATTTTTTGGTCATTGTAATGTTCCATTAACTGCTACTATTATTTATCAAATATTAGCGTCTCTTCTTTCCGCCAGTATGGAATATATCTTCTTCAGTAACTATTCTAAAAAATATTCCATTTTGTTTACAGTATGCTCTTGCGGCTTCCCATTTTGCTTGGTTAACTATCCAAGCCGCTTGATTATGTTTACTACGGCCTAAACGTTCTTTGACTGCTTGATTAGAAGGTTTTACTTCTATTAGCTCTACACGTTGCTTACCTTTTTGTGTAGCATATACAATAAAAAAGTCTGGCACATATATAGTATGTTTGCCTGTAAGCGGATTTCTATATGGTATTTTAATTGCTTCACTTGCCCATTTAGATACAGCAGGATGCTCGTCACAGAATTTCATAAATGTAAATTCCCATCCCGATCTATATGTAGGCGTTCTATTACCCATATACTTTTCAGGGTTTTTTGGATTGAACTTTCCCTGAGCAAAGCGTGGCATTAGATTATTATGTTTCTTTGATCAAATAGCTGTGTTAAAGGTGTTGTTCTAAAACCTATTTTGCTTGACTTTGGTCTATTTAGGTTTAGTATTTGTGCAATCACGTTGTTAAGTTGAACGTCTGTAACACCTTTAAGTGTATCAAGCAATTGGAATATATTTACTCCATCTATGTCTGCTTGTTGCAAAAGTGTGCTTGAAATATTTACTGCGGCTTGTTTTTCAAAACCACGTTTTAAAAAATATGCAATAACGCTATCTACTTCATTAGGTGTAAAGTTGATAGGTGTTTTGAAGTATTCGTTAAAATATTTTTCTGTTGAGACTGCCATTATGTAAATGTTCCTGTATTATTAATAATATCGTTAGCAATATTTACTTCTTTACTATCTCCGTTGTCTAATCTATTGAGTACTTCATTTTTTATAGCATTTGCTTCGGCAGTTGGTAAAGCATTATAAGCATTATAATTGACACCTGGAATACTGCCTGCATTAATTGATCTTGCAACTAAACTATCCTGGCCGCCTGGTATGTTAGCTATACTACTACCTAATCTTGATGTATCTCTTGATCTTGCCGCAGGGGGTGTTATTCTACCAGATGGTGTTCTGTTGGATCTTGTGTTAGGATTAGGAATACTTGTACTACCTAAACCTCCTGGTAAGTTTTGTATATCTGTTGTTGCAGTAGGTCGATCTTGATCACTATTAAATGCTCTTAACAAAGGACTTATCTTACGTTGTGTATCCCGTGATATAAGTCGTGGTCTATTAGAAACAATTTTGTGTATATCTCCTGCTGAAGATGTGTCAACTTTTCCGTATGGACTCGGTGTTATATCATAACGTGATGCCGCACTTGCAAAGCCTTGTGGTTCTCCGTT